GCGGTAGCAGAGGCAGTCAGGTTATCAAGTTTATGAAACCCACCGCCCACAGGTGATTTACCTATGTAGGGCATTATTCTGCCTCCTCTATTGTTAGTGTGTCAGCTTCTACCTGACGCATGATTTCTGCGTAGTGACGGTTGGCTGGGTCTAGGGGGACGGACATCTCAATGCCGTCAATGGTGGCCTTAATAGCAGAGTTTACGCCATCTAACACTAACTCATCATTTTCATTTATTATGCGACTTTGTATGTACTGCGCCGATGTAATATTCATATTATCCATATCTTATAACTCCGCATCAAAACGCATAGAATTGTTTTTGGCTACTGCTGTGTATGTATATGCACCAGAATCCGTACTTGGATTACAGTATATATTTGCCATACTTAAAGACATTTGATAGGCATTAAATGTTGCTGTTTCGTCAACAATGCTGGGTTTGGTAATATTTGAGTTCTCTGTTGTGAATGTAGGGGCAGCCCTCATAGTTGTAGGAAAATACATAGCACCATAGTAAGCATTGTAATTATTATATGACCGCTGCATATGTATGGACAACTCGCCGTCTGTTGTTTTCCAATAATACCGCTGACACCTAGCCAACTCATCGCCATAGCTGCGGTGTTCAAACGGCGTGGCTGTGTCGCCTACTTCTAACTGGACGCCTGTCAGATAAAAATTATCTGAAGTGCTGTCTATTAAATTTACTACGTGACCATCAGCAAAGTCATTGCCAGCATAGGCTTTCCAAGAAGTATTATCTATTCCTGTATAACTTGAACCAGCCGCTAAAAGCCAGTATATACGCAGCCCTTCAGTATTCACGTTATCAATTATACCTGTAGTATCACCAGCAAATGTTATAATTTTTTGTTCCCAAGTGTTTGCTGATGATATCGTATAAGTTGAACCAATTATTCTTGAGTCATTTGGTTGGAATAGTGAAACACCAAAAGTTCCTGTTGCAGATGATTTTACCCAAAAAGACAGCGTAATAGATTGTGCTGATGCACTACCGTATGAAAGATGTTGTAAGTCCTGCCCTTCAAATGTGTATTGGATACCCGCCCAATCAGCAGCATCTAGAGTTGTCTCTGCTGTGACGCAACTATATTTAGTTGATTTAGAAAAACCTGTCGGCGCATCGGTTTCTTGGGTTTGCGTTAATGCCCACTGGCTAGTACCACCACTAGCTATTCTAAACCTGTCAACACTATTGTAGCCATTTCCAGTTGCACCACTAGTACCTCGCTGTGCCACCTGCATCGCACCGTTGATGATGAGGTTTCTAACACCTAGATTACCATCGTTTATTATTTTATCAGAAGTAATAGCATCATTAGCTATACTTGCTGTTTTAATTGTACTTAATGCCATTATAGCCTCCTATTAGTAAGGGCTTGCACCAAGTACTGATGTATTCCAAGCAGCTTTAAGTTCAGTAATAGTCGTAGCATTAGCAATAGCAGAAGCAGCTGGTGCATCACGCAATGCGTTCTTAGCAGCAGCAATAGCTGTTGTATCTGCACCTGTTTCTAATGCTTTCATCAACTCTACGTCTTTAACTTCTAGTAGAGGCTTACGAACTTCGCGAATCTTATCTTTAAAAATTTCTTTAGCAGCATCGATATCTTCACTGATGACAGTTCCATTAAGAACCCAAGCACCACGGAAGTTACGATCTGCGGGAACAGTTGTACTAGCTGCATCAGCTTGCACTCCATTCATATCTACAATATATGTATCTACCATTTATTACTCCTATGCGGCTACTTGGAGATCTTCTGAGATCTTCCATGAATTACGCCATTCTCTTGTTTGAGGTAATTGTTCTTTCTTACAGATAACCATCTTTAGACGGTTGCCTTCATTATATGTTTTCCATACCGCTTCTGGGCAGTCTTTCTGAATGAGGTACTCAATCGCTTCTTCTTCAGTCATCGCTGGTACAGGCTCAGTCTCATGCAGCAAGTAACCACGAGTGTGCTTCTTAAAGTCAGGTTGTGCTTCATCCTTTGCCAGTTCGTGATACACCCAGACAGGTGGTAAGATACCGCCCTGTAGCGCACACGCCATCCAGTTAGGGTCAGGCACAAGTATCTTAGCGCACTCATCAACGCTGTCCTCA